TGATGTACTTAACCTTGTTAAGAGTGTAGAGGAGAGAGATCAGGAACAGCAACAGCAGATGCAACAACAGCAGCAAGCTATGATGATGCAGCAAGCAGGTCAGTTTGCTAAATCACCACTTGCAGATCCAGAGAAAAACCCTGGAATTTTAGATAGCTTGCAAGGCGCTATGGCTAGCCCACAGGCACAGCAGATGGCACAGCAAGCAGCACCCGCACCTCAGTAAACTATGGCAAACACAATTACATACGACCCATCTAATGATCCAGTTGTTTTAGCAGCTGATGAAGCTAGAGACTCAGAGAATCTAGCTCAAGGTGAACAGATGGCAGAAGAACAGTCACAATTATTGGCTGGTAAATATAAAAATGCTGAAGAATTAGAAGCTGCTTATAGAGAGCTTGAGTCTAAACTAGGTAGACAGGAAGAAACTACTACTGAAGAGACTACTGAAGAAGCTCAGTATGGTGATCCTTACCAACAAGATGGTACTGTTAACTATGATACTGTTGAACAGATCTATGGTGAACAGATTACAGCTCAGCTAGAAGATGCAGGCGTTGACCCTTGGAAGATTGCTCAACACTTTGAAGCTAATGAAGGTACTATAACTCAAGAGATGAATGATTCTCTAGTGAATGCTGGTATACCTCAAGACACAATTGATGTATACTTAGAAGGATCTAGAGCACAAAGAGGGTTCGGTACTCAAGGTGAACTTACCGAAGCTGACGTCTCTGAGATACATAACTTAGCTGGTGGTAAAGCTGCTTATGATAACTTAACTCAGTGGGCTGGTAACAACCTACCTGCTGATGATGTTAAAGCTTTTGATGATGTAGTTGCTACTGGTAATAAGTCAGCATTAAGGTTCGCAGTTAAAGCACTTAATGCACAGATGGAAGATGCAATAGGCAGGAACCCTGACCTTGTGACTGGTAAGACACCTAGCCAAGGTAGTAGATATCGTAGTATGGCTGAGGTTGTACGTGATATGGGTGATGCTAGGTATGATACAGACCCTGCTTACAGAGCAGACATTCAACAAAAACTAGAACGATCTAATTTACAGGTATGACAACACAAGGAATTAAAAGCTCCCGCATCAAAGAAGAAGCACAGCTTATTGTAGATAGCGGTGGAGCTGAAGGTCTCTCTGAGCAACAGTTCAAAGACCGTTGGGGTAAGACTCCAGCTGAAGCACTAGGTTCATCTAAGAAGAAAGAGTCATGAGCTTACTTCAAAAACTCAAAGACAGGCGTGATGCTACTAACAAAGCAACAGGTAATCAACCATCTAAAACTCAGAAGAAATTAGACAAAGCTCTAAATCTTCAGAACAATTTTAATGATGGCTACGGTCCTGATAAGAAGTAATGGCACCCCGTTATAGATTCTTAAGCGGGAACAAAAAGAAGAAAAAGAAAAAGGTTAAGAAAGACAAACCTAAAAAAGTTCACTACAACTAATGACTAACAACCGCTGGTCCCCTTACACTATCTTTAAGTCAGCCATCCCTCAAGAGATGTGTGAAGCTATCATACTTCATCACTGGAATAGAGAGTACACCAGAGGTGGTGTATTAACTGGTGAAGGTGATGAAGGTTCTGTTAAACATGACTTAAGGAATGTTGATATCCAAGGTACTGATATAGAATGGCTTAATGCTATGCTTATAGGGTACACTAGGATTGCAAACTACTACAACTTTGACTATGATCTCAGTGATCATGACAAAGAACGACCACAGTTTTCTAAGTATGATGTAGGTATGTACTTCAATAATCATATGGATTATAGTTGTGACAGAGCCTCCATTGCAAACACTAGAAAACTAAGTGTTACCGTACAACTATCAGATGAGAAAGACTATGAAGGAGGAGATCTCCTATTAGACTATGCTGATATGGAAGACTGGAGTTGGGAATCTGATTCAAATAAACTAGTATGCCCTAGAGAACAGGGTACTATTATTGTATTTGATAGTCGGTGGATACACCAAGTCCAGCCTGTGACCCGTGGGATTAGATACTCTCTAGTCAAATGGGTGCATGGTGATCAACCTTTAAGGTAGAATAGCGGCGGCCCGAACAGTTCATCGTACCCGCCCAGTACAATTATTCTAACCCCTAATGCCAAACAACATTCATGCGACTGAACCACAAGTACAAGTAATCGATGCTGATTACTATGAGAATGCTGAACGTGTTAACGGACAGCTAGCCATGCTTGGATTCATTGCAGCAATCGGTTCCTATATTTTTACTGGACAGATTATACCTGGAATATTCTAGGTCGCATATACACCGCGTCCGTTCACCTCTTCGGAGGCGCATGACAACAAACCATGGAACGGGGGTTTGTTACTAAAGGAGAAGTCTAATGCAAAAAAAGACTCAACTGAAGTATCGCGGTGTACCTTACACAAAAGATACACACTAAACCCATTAACAAATGAAGAAATTAGCCTTGATCCTCGCCTCGGTATTCACTTCCGCAGGGGCGGCTGTAGCCGGTCCTTACGTGAACGTAGAATCCAACGCATCTTACACAGGATCTGACTATAAAAATCGTACTACCGATTTCCATATTGGATATGAAGGTGGGAACGATACTTTTGATTACTACGTCCAAGGCGGTCCAGCTATTGTAGCTACTGATGGTACTGATGATGCCGACACTCAAGTGTCTGGTAAGGTTGGTGCTACTGTAGCAGCTACTGATAAGCTAGACTTCTATGGAGAAATTGCAGTCATCACTGTAGATGATACAGACAATGACTGGTCTACTAAAATCGGAACTAAGTATAGCTTCTGATGAAGTACCTTGAATCCCCATGGGCCATCCTTGTGTTGGCCCTGGGGTTCTTCACCACAGTAGAGCTTCTGCATTTACATGCACACAGCAACTGTCGTGCTGACTGCCCCTGCCCACTTACCAATGAATATTAATGTACTCAATGTTTGATTACTTTTTCACTCCACCAACTCGTACAGTCTATGTTGTATCGGAGGAACAACTTGGCAAACTTAAACTTACTCAAAAAGAAAACGAAGTCAAAGAAGTCAAAGCCCAACTCGCGCAACTTGATAGTGCTTACGAGAGAAGAAAATCAGAACTTGTGGATTTACTGGCCAACGTTGAATCCGAAGTAAAGAAACTGGAGCCTGTTAAAGATGGAGAAAGCTAACGTCACTTGGCTAGGATCTGAGAACAGATCCGAACCCACTGAAGGTCAGAAGATTGCTAAAGCAGTTGATGACTACATGAATAATGAGACAGAAGATGTCATCCTTCCGGAGGATGATGTAGATTACAATTCTTTAGAAGAAGCTCTAATGAGTTGAGTAGGAAGAGAGGCACCTCAGAGTCGGACCTCTCTTTCATTGGCATGAGCCCACTACGGTGGATACCTTTTGCCGTCTAGACGGTAGGGATAGACCTACAAAAACGCGCAAACAATTTCAGCTGAGAAAATTCATATAAACTTTTACATAGATAAATGGCTAATGCTTTAACTACCGCCCTAGGTAGAATTAATAGTACTGGCTCAACCCCTCTAGCCCTGACTACTAACCAGGCTGGGTATGATGCCAAGTACGGAACCTATCTGAAACTCTTCTCAGGAGAGTTATTCAAAGGGTTCCAGCATAATACAATCGCCAGAAATCTTGTTACCCGTCGTACTCTAAAGAACGGTAAGAGTCTCCAGTTCATCTACACTGGACGCATGAGTGCTGACTACCATACCCCAGGTACACCTATCTTGGGTACGGAGAACGCACTGCCAGTAGCTGAGAAGACCATCCAAATGGATGACCTCTTAATCAGCTCTGCATTCGTGTATGATCTTGACGAGACCCTTGCTCACTATGAGCTACGCGGTGAGATTTCTAAGAAGATTGGATTTGCTCTCGCAGAAAAATATGATAGACTCATCTTCAGAGCTATCTCACGTGGTGCCCGTAAAGCGCACCCCATCTCGGCTTCAGGTAAAGTTGAGCCAGGTGGATCTACAATCCAGGTAGGTACAGGTTCCGGTGCAGCCGCTGACGCTCTTGATTCAGCTAAGCTCGTAGCAGCATTCTTTGAAGCTGCAACACAGCTAGATGAGAAAGGAGTAAGTCAGGAAGGCCGTGTCGCAGTCCTAGCTCCTCGCCAATACTACACTCTTATTGAGAACGTATCTTCGAATGCGCTGATCAATAGGGATGCACAAGGTGATGGATTGCAGAAAGGTAAAGGAATCCTGTCTATTGCAGGCATCGATATCCTTCAGTCCATGAACATTCCTTTCCAAGGAAAGTATGGTACTGCAACAACCATTGATAATGCTGGCTCTTTCGTCGGTCAAACAATGGAGAACGCTTCTGTTGCACAGGGCGGAATCAACAATGATTACGGTCTTGCTAACACATGGGGTACCTCCTGCGGATTGATCTTCCAGAAGGAAGCTGCAGGTGTTGTTGAAGCGATCGGACCACAGGTTCAGGTAACGAGTGGTGACGTGTCAGTGATTTACCAAGGTGATATTATACTCGGACGCCTCGCAATGGGTGCCGACTATCTTAACCCAGCATCTTGTATTGAGCTTCACACTACAAACACAGCTCCAACCGCCTTCTAAAATATACACCATTAACCAACATACAGGGGGTACTTCGGTACCCCTTTTTTTATATTATGGCAACCCCTACATATGCAACATCCAGTGAGTTGGATGCTGTTAACTCAATTTTAATGAGTGTCGGAGAGAGTCCAGTTAATACTCTAGAAACTCAAAGCCCCGAAGTGGCTATTGCACAGACTACTCTTCGGCAAATAACTAGGGAAATTCAAGCCGAAGGCTGGTCTTTTAATTCAGAACAAGCAGTTAAGATGATACCTGATGTTAATGATCAGATAGAATTAGGAGATAATATCCTTAGTGTTGATATCAATCGTTACTACCATACAGATACTTATGATGTGACGATGAAAGCTACATCATCAACTGTTAATAATAAGTTAGTTACCACAAGAAAACTCTACGACCGTTACCGAGCAAACGAAGCAAATGCAGATAAGTTTCCTGACGAAACTGCTATGTATTTAGACATTACATACATGTATGCATTTGAGGATATTCCACAACCTTTTAAAGATTACATCACTGCTAAAGCCTGTCGTATCGCTTCTTATAGAATGGTAAGTGACGAAGGTGCTAACCAAATCTTACAACAAGATGAAATAGTAGCAAGAGCAAACGCTATTGAATATGATACAGCACAAGCTGATTATAATGTATTCAATGATGGACGTAATAGGCAATCTTACACCAGCTTTAGACCCTTTAATGCTTTACAAAGATAATGCCAGCAATCAATCAACGCATCCCTAATTTTTTAGGAGGTGTTTCACAACAACCAGACTTCATTAAATTTCCAGGTCAGCTGAGGACTTGTCATAACGCACATCCTGATGTAACCTTTGGTTTACAGAAACGCCCTCCAGGTGAATTCGTTGCTAAGCTTGCTAATGCTGTAGATGGAGGTCAATGGTTTGATATCATCCGTGATGATGATGAAAAATATTTAGTACAGGTTACCACTACAGGTACACCTGATATTAGAGTATGGAATCTAGCTACAGGTGCAGAACAAGGTGTAGTCTTCCTAACAAATGGGCCACAAAATTTTAACTACCTTTCAGGAGCAACAGATCCACTAGGTAAACTAACGATTAATGACTATACTATTATAACTAACCCTCAAAAGATTGTAGGTACTGCACGTACTACTGCACAGTTTCAAGATAACTATGCTTTTGTTAGTCTTAATGAGATAGCTTATAACTCAGAGTATGTTGTATCACTAGGTAATCCTAACTTAACCTCTACTGTTAAATACAGAGCTGAAGCTCTTACTGTAGTTAAGCAAGGCACAAGTAGTGCCACTTGGGAACAAGCTGATGCCAAAGCTGATAAAACAGGTAAAGCTACATTCTATGGTACTTCGTCTGATGGCGCCTGGGAAGATGTAGAGTTTACTGTAAGTGTTAATGCTACTCACTTTGTCGATGGTTATGATAGTAATGGTCAGACTACCAGTAATCCTGATTATCATACTCAGTACACAGCAACAGTTACATTACAAGAAAACGGTCTTAATGTAGGCTCTAGTAATATCTCTAGAAATATAAGCGTTAACGGGGTTTCTTATACAGTAACTATTGACCGTAGATCTAGCTATGACTCCTATTCAGATGCTGATGCTGCTGTATTCCGTACACCTAAGAGTGTTAAGAAAGGTGAAATCAGTGTTGACTCAGTACTTGGTAACCTTAGAAATAAACTAATAGCTAAATACCATGGTGTAGGTAATAATACCTGTTCTGTAACAGTAGCAGGTAATGGTTTATATATACAAACTAACTATGCATTTGGATCAATTGCTACCCGTGGAGGTCTCACAGGTGACGCCTTATATGCTTTTACTAGTTCAGTACAGAACATATCTAAGCTCCCTGGCTCGTGTAAAGATGGTTATATTGTTAAGGTCTCTAACACAGAAGACGCAGAAGCGGATGATTACTACGTTAAATTTATAACATCAGGCACAGGTACAGGTGATGTAGGTGCAGGTATTTGGGAAGAAACAGTAGCTCCTAAAGATGGAGATGGCAACGCATTAGTTGCTGGATTTGACTACAGTACAATGCCTCATGCACTGATAAACTACCGTAATGGTAACTTTGCATGGACTACACTAGACCCTGATGCAACACATCAAAACCTTGAAGACGGTAGTGGTAGTGTAGCAGGTAGATCAATGAACCCAACCTCTAATGGTAGGGTTGCGCCGACTTCATGGCAGGGTACTAAGATAGCTAACTATTGGGTAGATAGAACAGTAGGAGATGACCTAACTAATCCTATGCCTACGTTTGTAGGACAAGGTATTTCTTCATTATTCTTTGTACGAAACAGATTAGGCTTGATCTCAGGAGAACAGACTGTTATTAGTCAACCTGCAGATTATTTCAACTTCTTTGTAAACTCTGCTATCTCATCGAGTGACGCTGATCCCATTGATATGGCTGCATCTGACGTTAAGCCAGCTATCATTCGGCATGTTATACCAATGCAAAAAGGCATCTTACTATTTACAGAAGCTGCCCAATTCATGTTATTTACAGAGTCAGAAAACTTTAGTCCTAAGACAGCACAGATCAAAAAGATGTCTGCCTACGACTGTAGTAGAGAACTAGTACCTGTAGATACTGGAACATCAGTTATATTTGCTAGTAATAAATCCTCTTATACCAAGGTATTTGAGCTAGTTGTACAAGCTGAGAATGCTCCACCTAAAGTTATAGAACAAACAAGGGTTATACCGGAGTACATACCAAATGATATTGACGACATTTGTAATTCTTCTACTAATGGTCTTGTTACTTTTGGAAAAAACGGGACAAACACTTTATACACCTATAAATACTTTGATGGAGGTAACCAACGTGAGCAGTCATCTTGGTATTCCTGGGGTATAGAAGGTAATCTCATCCATCAACTTTATACAGGAGGTAATTATTTTACAGTTACTAAACAAGGTTCAGAGTGGATTGTACAACGTTATGAGCTTGTGGTATCCTCTACTAATACTCGTAGTTATACTATTGGTACTGGTACAGTAGGATCACCAACAACAATATCAAGACAGTTTGAAGCTTGTTTAGATAATATGGTTGACAACTCACAAACTACTGAGTCTTATAATTCTACAACAAACCAAACTACAATAACATACCCATATACTATACAAAATGGTACAACTAATTTAAGATTAGTAGAACTAGCAGACGGTAATGTTCGATCCCCAGTATCTACTAGTGGATTAACAGCTGTATTTGCTGGTAAATTAGATGCTTTAAACTTTGCTTCAGGATATAAGTACACAACTGAAGTAGGATTACCTACTTACTATTTTGGTACAGAATCTAAAGGAGCTTATGATATAGATGCTGATCTAAGAATACATAGACTTAACTTTGAATTAGGTGTATCAGGACCATTAGAGTTTCATATCACTGAACCTCAGAAAGCAGATTATATTCACTATGAATCAGGTATTATTAATGACATTAGTATGTTAAATAAAGTACCATCCAGGTTATATAAGAGTATAAGTGTACCAATATATCGAAAGAATACAAAGTATGATTGTACTGTTAAAGTAACTGCACCATTCACCGCAACACTCGTTTCAGCTAGCTGGGACGGTAAATACGACACTAGACGACATGTACGTAGGTAACCACATTAAAACATGCACCCCTCAACTAGCACTTGAGGTAGGAGAGAATCTCCGTTGGGAAGACGCAAGAGAAGTTCAAGACACATTAGGACTGTACGCTCCGGTGGCAGTCCTAAAGTCTTATTATGACTCTGCTTTCACAGTCTACTTCACCTCACCACACGGCAAGGCTGTCGGAGTGGCAGGAGTAACACCTCAGAATCATATCTGGATGTTATGTACAGATGAAGGAGATAAATTTCCGCATACTTTCGTTAGAGAAGCTAAACGCTGGATTAACAGCTTAGCTAATCCTTACCTATTTAACCACGCTGACATGAGAAATGAGAGTCACATCAAGTTGTTAAAGCTACTTGGTTTTACATTCATTAACTATTATGTTCAAAATGGTGTTCCCCTTATTTCATTTATAAAACCATGTGTGGAGCCGTAGCCCTTGGGGTTGCTCAGTTTGCAGTTGGTGCGATGGGTGCTATAGCACAGCACAATGAAGCCAAAGCAGCTGCTGCAAGGCAGAACCAAATAAATCAACAACAGTACCAACGTAACCTTCAGATTGCTCGTAACAATGACGAGATGAATAAGAAGGCTTACGAAGGGCAGCTAAAAGCCCAAGCAGAAGCCGTAACCGCTTACAATAAAGAACTTGCTATTAACCAAGCAGAAGCTGATAGAGCTGCTAATCAAGCAAGGCAAGAGAAAAAAGAAGTATCTACAGAACAAGCATTTAAAACTGAAGCTTTATTAGCTAAGGCTATACAAGCACAAGGTAAAGTACTATCTACGGGTGGTTCAGGTCAATCCTTCTTACTACAGTCTTTACAGTCTGATAGAGAGTTAGGTATGGCTAATGCTCAAATAGAACAAACATTATATGATGCTAATTTAGGAATGGCGAGAGACTTACAAGACGTAGCAATGGGTCATTACATGGCCAACTCTTCCGCCTTTAATAATTTACCTGCTGATCCAAGAGCGAAGCAAGCATCGTGGATACCAAACAAACCAATCAAAGTCCAAGGACCATCTGGCATGAGTCTCCTGGCTGGTATAGCTGGTGCAGCCGTAAGTGGCGTATCAACTGGCATGAACTATGACTTAGCTGAAAGACGAACCATAGCTGCAGAAGCAGTAACAGGGTAACTAATTATGACAGATTCATTCTACCAAGGTAGTGCGAAATACAATCGCTCCGGTTTTAAGCGGATGGGTACGCCCGCAAATACTTCGAAAAAATTGGAGGAGGAATGGAAACTCTTAGAAGGTGTTCATAGGGATGCTAATAAAAGTTACGAATGGGTTTCCAGCTTACAAACACAAAGTGAAAATACTTGGCTCAAGTGGGCTAACAGTATGGGTAAAAGAGAAGCTGATCAAATATCAGCTCTCAGTACTAAGCTAGGTAAGCTTATAGATGGACCCATATCTGAAACAGTATTATATAATTTCAAACAAGATCTAAAAGAAGGTCGCAGAAAAGTTAAAGAGAAGGGTGCCCAAGCCTTTGCAATGGAAACTGGTATCTCTGGTGAGCTACGAATGCTCTCTACTAGAGATACTGAATATGCTAAAGAAGGTGAGAAACTAGAGAAAATCCATGGAAGGGATTTCGCTGATGCCTTTAAAGCTGCTAACAGAGGTGAACGTATTGGCATGAAGATTGAAGTTCTTCATCAACACCAAGCACGCTTGCCAACTCTCATTGCTAATGCAATTAAAAATGAAGAGGATGCAGCTACAGCTGGTAATCCTCTAGAATACACAGCACCAGATGGTAGTAAATTCACCTACTCCATGACCCATGATAATGCATATTATGATAGAGTATGGCATGAGTATCAGTTAGATAAGTTTGAATTTGATGCTGCATTATCAGTACCTGGAAAACCCCTTAGTGCTAATGTTGTTGCTTTAGCTTATGGTGATAAAGCATATGATACTATAGAAGGTATTCTTAATACAAACGATATACAGCGTAAGTCTGTAAGAGCACAGGATAGAGTCACATCTGCATGGATGGGTTTAAAGCAAGCTATAGAAGAGCCCCATAAGTGGCCATTAGATAAACGTCTAGCAGGATACCTCAGTCAAACAGCTCCTGAATTCCCTTATATCGTAGGTACAGACAGTGATAAGAAGAATAAGTGGGTTAGAGCTAGATCTGATTTAAAGGGTCGTCTTGAAGACTATATTAAAAACTCTTCTAATCCTAAAGTTGCAGGAGAAGCTGTAGCAAAAGCTTTAAGAGATAATAATATATGTGGACATCCAGCTGGTGGAGGTGAAGGTGGATGTGCTAAAGCTCTTGTACTCTTTGGTGAAGATTTTAACCCAAGAAGGTTTTCAGAATTAGGTCGTGAAGAACGTAACAAACAACAGAGAGCTAAGATAGCTGGAGAACAGTTAGATGCTCAACATGCAATGGATAATGACGGTCAAGATGGAGAAGCCAAAGGTGTTCTTATACAAGCTAAAGAAGCCTCAGAACAGGGACAACCCTGGAGTGAAGCTAAATTACTAGATGAACAACTTAAACTAGAGAAAAAATTCCCACATGCTGTAGAAACAGTTAGGAACAGGTTTTCTAAGTACATGGCTCCTAAAATGGCTCCAAACAAAGCTTATGAGTATTTAGCAGATTTAGGCGAAACCAATAGTATGGAGTTTAAAGAGGTAGAATTAGCTCGTGTACCTGATCTTACTTGGGAAATGTATAAAGGTGCAAATCCTGAAGCTAGGATTGTTGACCAATATATAGGTGAGAATGTACCAGATCATGTTAAGAAGATTGACAATTTAATCGATGAGCAAATTACTACAAAAAGAGGTAATACATATATTGAGGGTAGTAGAAAGAAAAGTAAATGGCATGATGACTCTTATGCAGTACAGAAAATATTTAGAAGAAATGTCTTTACAGAAGCTCGTAGGTTAAAAGATTTAGATGCGCAGGAAAGGCCAACTGCTCCTAGATCTGATATGGTTCTTTTAGATTTAGCTTACGCTTCTGAATTAGAAAAATTTGAAGCAGCTAATAACTCAGGTACGCCAGTAGCCCAAAGAGAAAATAGTCCTTATTATATGGAACGTGGTAAAGGTTATAAAAATGCTAAGCAAATAGAAAATAATAGATTATCTCAAGGTAGCTCTGGACTACAGCTAATTAAAAGTATTCAAGATGATAACCAAGAACTTACCTATGGTCAGTTATTCTCTACAAGACAAATAGAAGATGAAACGCTTCTTGAATCTAAAGATTATGATAAAGATGGTAAGAAAGAGTTAGCACATCCTACTGTTATAGCAGCAGCTATTGCATCTAAACTTCCTGTTATAGAATTTGTACAAAAAGAAAGAGCTCATGCTGATCTTGAAAACCTAGAAGCAGATGCTGATATGGAATCTACTCTAGAATTAAATAAGCTATTTGGTGACTTTGGAAGTGAGAAGTGGTTTGACGCTTTCTCAGAGGAACGTAACTTAAAAGATTATCAAGCAATAGGTAATTACTCATGGACTGCAACTGCAAGAGCTAATGAGAAAGTAGCTAAGTTAGCAGGTAATCTTGATGAAAACTGGGCTAAAGGACTCTCACAAGATTTTGAGAGCTATTTTCCTGCAAAGAAAGATGTCAACTGGGGTGAAGCTATGGCAATGGTGCAAGAACTACATCCAGGTGAGTATGAGCTACAAATCAGAAAATTAGTTGAATTTGTATATGAAGGCCAACAGCCAGATACTATATTTGCTATAGGAACTGAGTTTATTAACAACTATCATTCTAGATAATTATGTCAGAATTACAAAATACATCTAGTGAAGTAAACTCAGACGTAACAGCAGCTGAGGAGAATGACGCAAGTATCCAGCTAGATGAAAGTGGGTTTCCAACTGAAATACCACAGAGCCCTGCGTTCACACCACCACAGATGCCACAGGTAGATCCTGCAGCGATACAGAATACAGCAGCACAAGTCACCCAGGCTGTACAAGCTGGTATGAACTCCAATTTTACTGGAGGACCATTACCACAAGTAGATCCTGCTAACAGAGAAGATGTAAACTTAAGGGAATTAGGTTCTGAAACAGGAGCTGCTTTAGTTGGTGGAACAGCTGATGCTGTTGAGTCTGTAGGACAAGTAGCTGATCTAACTGGAGACTCACTACGAGTTGGTTTAAATAATATCAGAGGTAAACCTACAAATCCAGAAGATGATCCTTGGAACGAAGGTTATCAATCTGGTACATGGTTTGATATACCAGATGAATGGGTACCTGAAAACAAAACAGGATACGGTAAAATAGCCCGTGGACTGGTTGAGTTTGGTGTCTTAGCTCTTACTACTAAAGGTATAGGTAAGGTGGCTACAGGCGCTGTAGGAGTCCAGAGAGCTGCTAACGTAGCTAATAAGACTAATAAGTGGGTACGCTTTGCACAGATCTCAGGAGAAGGTGCAATAGCTGACTTCGTTCAATCTGGATGGGAACAGAACCTAGCTAACCTTTTTAGAGAACATGCACCTGGAATGCTACCTACGCTTATGAATGCGCTGGCAGTTAATGAAGGTGATAACCAATGGCTAGCACGGCTTAAGACTACACTTATAGGATCAGGATTTAACCATCTTGCTCATGGTATCGGTGGTCTTATTAAAGGTAAGCAAGCTGCTAATGCTGCTAAGAAAGCTGGTCTATCAGACTATGAGGTTGATAGAGCTGGTAATGAAGCGATGGATGCTTACATCAAAGCACAGGTTGCTCTTGATGAGAAAGCTGGTTTAGAAAATGCAGCTGATAACTTTGCTGCAGGTAAAGGTGTATCACGCTCTCCTCGTAAAACAGAGTATAACTACACACACGGTACAGAAGATGAAGTTCTTGAACTAAGTGACGCAGCTACTAAAGCGGAACGTCGCCAACAATTACAAGATATCATTGCTGAACGTGGTAGAGCAGCTGGAGATGAATGGGATGAGCTACGGCAAACAAGCCCTTCACAAACAGCAGCTAATGCTAATAGAAAACCTGATCCTTTTGTCAACCCTGAACAATTTGATAACGTAGAGAAAGGGATATACCGTCCTGAACCTGATTCTGTAAGAACTCATTTACGTGAGATGATAGCAGATATGAAAGAAGGTGGAGATGGTAGAAGCTATACTCCATATGCTACTGAATCTGCTATTAAAGCAATGTCAGCAGGTAATAAAACCTATCGTGAATGGGTTAAAGAGACCTTGGATGACATCACAGACTCAGTATTTGCAGGGATGGATGACGGTTTAAGCTGGAAAGAAGTCCAAGAAGCTATAGTTTTAAAAGCAACACCTATACTAGACACCATTAATGCATATGCCGATGGCAAAAAAGTAGATCTTAAGAACTTATTCACTAAACAACTGAATGATCCTAAGAATTATAGGGTATATGCTGATGAAGTTATAGGTGCAGATGGTAAATTTGTACAGCATAAGATAAGAACTATTACTCCTATTCAAAAAGGAGTTAATATTATAGGTATTCATGCTCTAACTAGACTATCTTCTGATATTGCAACAGGTGCAGTACAGATTGCTGATGGATTACCCATAGGTAGACAGGTAGATATGCTCTTAGAGGCATCTAAACGTGCTATGATTGAGAATAAAAAGCTCAGTCTTATGTGGGCTTTAGATGGTAGATCACAGCAAGCAGGCTTTGAGTTCACTACTCCACTACAAAAGGCTTATACAGCTCAGTTAGATGAGATTACCAAGGAATATAATCAATATTTCGACTGGTTACACAAGCTATCTAAAGAAGGAAACCACGAATTAAGGACTAAGATTGCTATCCTCCATCAAATGTCTGATGGTAAGATCCGTAGTATGGACCAAATGCATGAATGGTTTAAGAAGAGTGTCTGGGGTGGACGTATGGACCGAGATAATATCAAAGGTCAAGTATGGGAAGAAGCAGTAGGAACCTTATACAACTCAATTCTGAGTGCTCCTATTACACCCATCAAAGCTATCACCAGTACAAACCTTTATGCTATTACAAGACCCTTTGTAGTAGCTATGTCAGCTAATATGCCGTGGCGTAAGAACCCACAAGAAGCTATTATTGCTGCAGCACAGATAGATGCTATGGGACGTTCTTTTAGTGATTCCCTTAAAATGTTTAAGTATAACTTAGACTTAGGTAACGCTAGAAAGAAACAGTCTTATACTGGTAAGTTTGATTTAGAGAGTAAGATAGATGACTATAAATCAAGAGGACCATATATACAACAGCTTGGAACACCTTCAGAAAAGCTTTCATACGCTTTTGCTGATATGTGGACTAATATCAATAACCATCCTTGGGTAGCATACTCTAGGATCTACATGGGTGCAGGTGATGCTGCAGCTAGAACCATGTCAGGACGCTTTAGAATGGCTGAAAAGACAGCTAGAAGCGCACTTGAGCAAGGTATAGATCCTGATGACCTCATCAACTTTGTACGCAAATATGAAGAGGGCTTTAGATATGGACCAGAAGGTGTCTTTAAAAAAGATAAGTATGGATTTGATGTTGTTAATGATCTGAAAGCTAAGCTAGCAGGTGATAAAGCTGCACTTACTTCTGATTTAGAGGGTAATGCTAAGGTTCTACAAGGCTTACAAGAAGTACCATTTATGCGTAACTTCTTTAGCTTTATGAGAACTGGTGTTAACTATCTAGGACGAGAGTGGGTAGAGAATATGCCAGCTGTAGCTAGATTACAGGATAAATGGAAAGACCTTGTACGAGATACCCCTCGTAACTTAGATCTATATGGATTGAAACCAGAAGAGGTTCAAGCTGAAGTTCTACTGATGAAAGGTAACCTAGATATATCTAAGGCTATCATTGGAGCTACTGTTGTAGCAACCTTATCAGGCAGATATAGAGGCAGTATGCCCTTAGATGCTGAAGAACGTGATCATTGGAAGCGTAGAGATATTATACCCAACTCCTTTAATATAGGTGGGATACAGTTTGGTCTTAAGAGATTAGAACTATTCCAACCTGTCATGAGTATGACTGCTAATGTAGTCAGTAACGCTCATCTCTTAGGTGAAGATATAGTTGATAGAACTTTACAAAAAGCTTCTTGGATAGGAGCTACTTTAATTGTAGACCAATCCATGTTATCTGGTGTAGAAGATCTAGCTTCTATCTTAGACCCTGAAAGCGCTGGAAATAAGACTTCATGGACAGCTGCACGTATAGCTAGATCATGGATGCCAGTTGCAGGTCTTAGTGGAGCTGTAGGTGCTATTTATGATGATGCTCAGAAACATGCTCAAAGCATTGAAGAAATGATCTTTGCTAGAGATGTATGGGCTAAGAAGAATATACCTAATAAGTATGATATACATGCTAAAGATCGTTCAGGTAGACCGTTAGTATATGGTCCAGAAAACCTTATTCTAAAGCTATTTAATGGCATTAGTCCTATGGTTATAGTACCTATTGATAATGATCCTGTTAAAATCATGCTACATGAAATGAGGTTTGATGTACCTGAAACAACCTCTCGATATAAAGAAGAACCCTTAACATCACTAGAGAAATCAGCTCTTGAAAAAGCTATGGCTATGGATGTACAATTCCGTCAAGAACTTGAAGATATCGCTAGACCTGATGGGCATTTTATGAAATCCTTTAGAGCATACCAAAAAGGTGGTCTTAAAATCCAAGAAAATAAATTTAGACAAAAGCTTCCAGGTGGTGATAAAGCTAAAGAAGGTTATAAACTAAGTGATCAAGATTGGTACAGAGAAGTACAGCTCATACATGTTGATGCTAAGAACCGTGCTATGGATAAGATTCTCGAAGATTATCCTGATTTACGGAGAAGGGTTGATATCCGACTTGAGAAAAAAGTTATAGGACAAACCGGAGATTACGGAGCTATTGACGAAATTAGAAACTTTTACGATCCCTCTAGACAATAATTATGGCAGTCACAACTAAACAATACACCGTCGAAGGGGGTTCATTAGGACCGTATACGTACCCCTTTGATCATATTGATGACGGTGATGTAGCAGTAACCGTAAACGGTGCTCTACAGACTGTTACCACACATTATACCCTTGATTCAACCAATAAAAGAATAACCTTTACTTCAGGTTCTGTTAGCACTGGAGATAGTATCATCATATATCGTGATACTACTGAAGACCCTATTCAAAATACATTTGTTGCTGGATCTACAATTAGATCAAACGAGTTAAACGATAACTTTAATCAGCTTTTATATATTGCACAAGAATCTGATAACCAGTCACTAAGTACCCTTGGTGGTACTATGCAAGGTACTATCCAAATGGGTGAAGACCAGGTTATTAAATTTGAAGGTGCTACCGCTAACGCAAATGAGACTACTCTTACTGTTGTTGATCCTACAGCTGACCGTACTATTACCTTTCCTGACACTACAGGTACAGTAGTAACAACTGGTGATACAGGCACTGTAACATCAACAATGATTACAGATGCTACTATTGTAAATGGAGATATAGCAAATACTACTATTACAGGTGCTAAATTAGCTAATGATACCATAACATCTGCACAGATAGCAGCTAATGCTGTTGGTGCTAGTGAATTAGCTGACAATGCTGTAGACTCTAATGCTATTGCAGGCGACGCAGTAAATGCAGGTCATATAGCTGATGATACTATTAACTCTGAACATTATGTAGCTAATTCAATAGATACAGAGCACTATGCTCCTAATTCTGTAGATAATGCAGCACTTGGAGCAGATTGTGTGCATGGAGATAACATAGCAGATAATTCAATTAATTCTGAGCATTATGTAGATCAATCAATAGATCAGGCACATATAGCTAATGATGCAGTAGGCGGTGCACAAATTGCAGATCTTAGTGTTACTGCTGATCATATTGCTAACACTACTATTACAGGTGCTAAGCTAGTTAATGATACAATAACATCAACCCAAATAGCAGCTAATGCAGTTGGCACTTCTGAGCTAGCAGATAATGCTGTCACCGCTGCTCAAATTGCAGGTGCAAGTGTTATTGCTGCAAAGATAGGTACAGGTGCAGTAACTACAGAAAAGATAGCCGATAATGCTGTAACAACCGCAAAGATAGCCGATGCTGAACTCTCAACGCTTGCTGGCATGCAGTCAGGTACTGCTTCTAAGTTGGCGGATAGTACAGCTCTTACCGCTGATATTGCAGACCTTAACCTGTTGGA